ACTACCACCTTACCAGCTGTTGGGGAGACTACTTTACGAGTTGGAGCCACTACCACCTTACCAGCTGTTGGGGAGACTACTTTACGAGTTGGAGCCACTACCACCTTACTAGCTGTTGGGGAGACTTTACGAGTTGGGCCCACTACCACCTTACCAGCTGTTGGGGAGACTACTTTACGAGTTGGAGCCACTGCCTTACCAGCTGTTGGTTTGATTTCGTCTTCTGATTCTTTTTTAGTGATATGTTTGCTGCCGTGGTGCTTGTGACCGTGGTGTTTTCTGCCGTTGTGCTTGTGGACATGGTGCTTGTGACCGTGGTGTTTTCTGCCGTTGTGCTTGTGGACATGGTGCTTGTGACCGTGGTGTTTGCGTCCGTTGTGCTTTTTAAGACCTGGTTTATTAGAAGATACGGATGGTTTGGCGATAACGGAAACAACTTTTTTAACGATTGGTTTACTAGCGACAAGTGGTTTAACTGCAATGACCGGTTTTACTAGTTTGTTGATAACGGAAACAACTTTTTTAACGGTTGGTTTAGACACCACAAGTGGTTTAACTGCAATGACCGGTTTTACTAGTTTGGCTCTATACGTATTTCCTAGTTTTTGAATGAACGTCGTAGCGCGTTTCGACGCGGCAACAGACTGTTTCGTGCGTTTAATAGCCGCTCGAATAATATCAAACTGTTTCTTTAAATTACCGGACTGGCGAAGACGCATGTCTTGCATACAACCAATAAAGGCGTTTCCAGTGGCTCCCATATCAGTGCATATCTTTTTCGCTAGTTTACCTTTCGCCGAATGCCGGTACTGATTTTGATTTAGAACGAACTGGTTAATGTTGGCCTTCACGATTTTTTGTTGAAGACGTCTCTTTTCACGTGTTACCTTGATTAGTGATGCTGAAAGACGCTTGAATTCTGTCTGACTTTTTACGTGTTTAAGTCTATTGACAATATATTCATTCTTCTTTTCAAGATGGACCTCCATCTTGTGAAACATTGCCAATTTGTGAGCATTAAATTTGACCTTGTTTGCAAGAATTACCATTAATCGTTTCTCTCTTAGAATTCGTCGAACCCTCTCAGCCTTTCTTTCTTCTTCATCGTCTTCATCGTCATCGTCGTCATCATCGTCGTCATCGTCATCATCGTCATCATCGTCGTCGTCATCGACCTTCTTTGCGTCTTTCTCTGGTTTCTCGTTGTCTTTAACCTCGTCTTTCTCTGACTTTTCGGACTTCTTGTCATCTTTAACGACCTTCTTGTCGTCTTTCTCTGACTTTTCGGACTTGTCATCTTTAACGACCTTCTTGTCGTCTTTCTCTGACTTTTCGGACTTCTTGTCGTCTTTAACGACCTTCTTGTCTTTCTCGGACTTCTCGGACTTGTCGTCTTTAACGACCTTCTTGTCTTTAACGACCTTCTTGTCTTTCTCGGACTTGTCGTCTTTAACGACCTTCTCGCCGTCTTTACTTTCTTTAACTTTCGTTGACGTGCTTCTTGAAACCGGTTTGACCGTGTCACTCTTGGTCTTTTTGGGAAACGAGAAATCAGTATCTTGATCGTGGATAAGGTAGTGTTCGTAGGTTGGTGTGGTGTATTTTAAAAAACGATCGGAAAATGTTTGCATTTTCAGGATGTTTTTATCGTTGCGCTGAATCATATCGCGAAAACAAGGAATGTAGTCCTTGTCATTCACCATGGTGAGATGGTGATGATCGTAAGTGGTTGTCACTCCTACCACTTCGTGCGACGGCAATGTGTAGAGAGTGCGCGTTCCACACATTGCCGAAACTGTCGAGTACACTTTAAGTAGTGAACACAACATTTTTATTATAGGATCTTTTTTTTTAAACATAATTTTATTCCTATGTCTACAAAAATATAGGAATTATAATGTAGAAATTATATTTTGCAATGCAAAGAATCCAGCGCGTCTCAGTGAAATAACCATGCTAACCAATTCATCAGCTTCAAAACCTCGTGGGACATTAGTGGTCGAATCACTGCACGATGTATGGAACCAACATCGATGACACGCGTGGATATGGACCGGCGTATACTGTTGCACTGGTGTTCCGACACTTTTTACATGAATATAGAGTAACGAAATCATGCCATTTACTATTTTTGTTGCACCCACCCATTCCTCGACTATTCCTTTTGACGGCGCAAAATTTATCGAGAAAATTTTCCATTGGTCTTCACCTGCGTACGAGGCCATCTCAAACATGATACGAACATCAACCGGAATATGTGACCATTCTCCGCCCAAGAACGGGATGATGTTTGAAGGTGTTGTCGTGCCGGTCGCATAATCGGCTGTTGCGGTAACATCGGCAATCAGTAGCCCCCGTTCCGATGTGGCCGTCTCAAAGAATATTTTTCCGTTGGAATCGACGATTTCAACATTTCCGTTGTCTGTTGCAACAAGGCGGTACGGCGATTTGCCATTCGGCGATGGATTGGCGAAGGTACGCTTGACCATTCGACAATACATACGACGGCCTCGTCTCCCGCACTCTCTAACGTTTCTAATAACAGTCAGAGAATTCCACCATTCTTCACGAGCCGATGAATACATAGCCATTACACCGGTTTTTGGATCAAATTCAACGTGACCAGGATCGCCGCGATTATCACTAAGAGATGCTTGCCACAACTGCGTATTGCCTGCAAAGACTCCAAGATCACCGTTATCCAAAAACTGAAAAACATACAACCCACTTGGGCTCTGTAAAAACTCTCCCTTGCCTATAGTAGTTACACCGTGGTAAGGAAGTTGGTGTGGAGCCGTTGAAAAATAGACACCGTTCGATAGCGACAATGCCTCTTTCATCAACTCGTTGATGAGGGCTAGATCTCTCGGTTTCTTGTCAGGAAGAGGCGCAGGTGTCGAAATGGGCGATGGGATAGCACATGGCACCGAATCTTGTGAACATTGTTTGTATTCTGCGGTACAATTCGCGGCGCACCCCGTATCTTTCTGTGTGCAATCCGTATTGCATATTTCTAAAAAAGATTTGCAATCAGCGACACATCCATCGCATTTTTCACATACCTTTTCGGGGCAAACGCGGGTTGCTTGCATCACCGACTGAAAGGTAAGGTTGCAGTCGACGGTACACGAGTCTTGTTCAAGTTTGGGTTTAGTATTGCACTCCACGGCGCACTTCGTTAGGGAATGTGTCGCCTGTTGGGCACATGTCGGAAACACGGAGCATTCACACATGGGGGTAGGGATATCAACCGCGCGAGCGATGATGAAAGAGATAAAAGATATGAATAACGCGCTGATCGTTTTCATTTATTCTTTATATTTTTATAAATTTATATATAAAAGATATGCTCAAACGTCTCGCCGTCTTTGCAGGAGGTCTTCTCAGTGCCTCTGCACAACTGTCGATCCTTACGGGCGAAATCAACTCCGCCTGGGGGACCCTCAACAGTATTATGAGCGCCTTCAAACATGGCAGCAAAGACACCCTACTCGAAACGCTCACTAACCGTGGCTATAAAACTTTCCTTGACAAAACGAACGTGCAAGTCACCCAGGATATTCCAGAGCAGTATTTTCCCACTTTTGTCAAACACATGAGTATGAATCTTGCAGTCCCTCCTGAAAAACTACAAGCCTTTAATGATTATGTAATGGACATCCAGTACGTTGGTTCGGACCAATGGAGTGCTTTACAAAACACGTTCTCTCTCTCAACTGGTGCAACGTGTAATTACGTGATGATTTGCACCAATCATAATTTTGCAAACAAGACGTTTAATTGGGTATCGGCAGATATCGAAGGCGAATTCACTCTCCAACCTGACATATTTGTGATCGCGCACGAGACAAGTTCATTTTTCTCTGATAAAACGACGATTGAATTCATTGAAAAACCAGCAGGCGTTAAAGAAAAAGATTTTGAAGCGTTCTTTGTGTTCACAAAACTTATTGCCTTCAAACAGATTGGAGCATTTCTCGGAATGGATTTAGAGTTTCCGGCAAGTTAAATCTCCAAAGGTGTAAACAGCTTAAAAATAAATTTAACATTTAAATATAGCGTTTTCAAATAAATGAGCATTCCGAACCCATATTCAGATTGTTATTGTAGTTGCAAATTAAACGCCAACACTTTGAAATGGACGTGTAAAATGTTTGAGTCGGTAAAAGATGCCGAAAACTATGGCTTACACGAAAAGTATAAAGCAACTAAATTATTGGTTCTACCATGTTTTTACAAAAAAATTGAATATGAGCAAATACTGAAAAGAACAGTAGAACCAGGTCTCTATTTCGGAGAAGTGATTTTTATAAATTTATAAAAATCAATTGAGTTTGTCGATTGTCTTTCTAATAACGTAATTATATCTTTTCAGAGTATCCGCTAACATGATTTCATCTCCGCCACTTTCACTTGCATACGAAATAATTGCACTGCATGTCTTGATCATATTGTCTAACACCTTGTTTGACGTATCAATTTCTTTTAGTTTCTTCATTTCGTCTAAGTAGCCGTAAAAATGATCAATATTTTCCATGGGTGTTTCTGTTTCCTCTAGATGTCTAACTAGTAATTCGGAATCCCTTAATAGGTTGACCAGAATACTCGATAACATTTTATCTGTATTGTCATTTGCAAAGATAGTGTGTGTATGTGCAGTGTCAATGTTGTCCTTTACCGGATCGAGCGTATCGTTATCTATTAAGACGATATATTTTACTGGCGAGTTTACGCCAAGAATATTATTTCTAGAAATATGTAGTTTTACGTCATTTGGATTTTTTATATTTCCGGGAGTTAAATCTTCTCCTCTAATAATAATTTGGTCCCCCGCCATATTTTGAAGACTTAATACAAGGCTAGAATAGTTATCTACCATATTGATAACAAGCGGTTGAACATTCGTATCAATACTATCAATCACTTGGTCGTCTTTTAGTTCTTCATTGCCTGTATATAAAGAAAATCTAGGTATGTCGCTAGCAGAATCTTGAATAAAAATATGACCTCCGCTTGCTTTAAGCTCAATGTGAGCGCCACGCACTTTTCTAGCTATCCATTTTTTCAAGTCTAGAATTGTATCACCCGTGTCTGTTTCAAGTTTAATCTCATCGTTATTGATGTCTCTAACTATAAAAACCCGTCCAAGCGATTCGCCGTGATCGTTTATTTTGTACATTTATTATATATTTTTTTATAATTTTTTTTAAACCTTTGGAGATTTAAAAAGCCATAACTAACCCGGAAAAACTGAAAGAACTTCGACCCAAACGTGTTAATCATAATTCAAACCTTTCCCTAAACGAATCGACATCTATCATTAATTTTTCCCAAAACTCATTTTCTTTTTCAAGACGTGAATTATGAGTGCTTTCTTCCATAATAAGAATACCAAAATCAATAAATCTTTCTTTAATATTATCCATAAATACCTCTACATTGTCGCTGTCTTCAATTTCGATGTCTTCTCCGTTTTCAGCGGCTTCTTCGTTCCTTTCGACCAGATCATCAAAATAGTCGTCATCAATAAAATAATATCCATTCATGCGTCTAAAAATTTCTTTATAGGTCTTGAGATATTTTCGAACACGATCGCGAAATTCAATACAATTTATGCCTTTCTCTAATTCAGGTATTTTTCGTTGTTGAGCTAATCGTGTATTAAATTGATCATTTTCCACTAGAAAACTGTTTACCTTTGAGAAGACGTTTCCGTTCAACGGGAAACTTTTCACTTGTAGAAACAAGTGTAGATCTCTATCGATTTTTTCAAAATCGACTAATGGTTTTTGATGATTTTTCAAATCTTTCAAGATAATATTATCTATTTCGTTACTTCCCATTATCCCAAATCTTTCTGGATGACGATGGACGATTTTTCGAATATCGGAGATATGCGTCATTTCCTCTCTGGAATCCCATGTAATCTCAACATTTTCAAGTATACCATTCCGTCTAAAATAGATAACAATTTTTGGTTTTGCTGTTGCCATATTTTATATATAATAAAAAATTTTCTCTAAAAAATGAAATCGCCACGAAAAGTCAAAATATCACTCATATCTTGTTCTAGCAAATATAACTGGAAAATTTCTTATGCGTGTAAAAAATGAATTTTATAAATCCACCATCCGAAACGTTACAGACACCCGACGACCGCGTTGAATTTTTCGACCGCCCACCGTATCCGATTTTCGAGCCGCCATTTCGTGCGTCCATTTCGTCCGCGCCTCCCCGCTCATGATGTAAAGCGAGTTTTCTGCCACTGCCACGTCCTCCTTTTTGTCGCCTTGTCGAAACGTCATTACCGACCCCGATCCAAACGTAAAGCACCCGATGACGCCGCCGTACTCCTTGATATCCGTGTGTTTCGAGATTCCTTGGCCCGGTTGGTAGTCGTTTACGATAATTTGGTTGAATTTGTAGTTTTCGTCGATCAGTCCAAGATCACGACAGGTCTGCGTCAACAAATCCCGAATTTCCACCAGAAACTCAGGAATCTCTTCGCAATTTCCGTCGATTTTTCTGGAAGCGTAATTATAGGTGTACCCAAAATGTTGGTATTTCCGCGAATTATCAGACTCCGTCACACCCATCCAGCCGCCTTTTTCGTCTAGTTTTCGGATGATTTCAGAGCCGTCAACAGACGGCATATAAAACAAACCGGGAACGGACGCGACGGAGGAGGCAAGAGCAGACATTTATACATAGGCAAAAAAAATAAATGAATATCATAAAAAAATCAATTTTATTTTTACAGAGGCCTCACACGTAAATAATAACCCTTACAGGTTTTTATTTATTTGAATACGGTTCACGATTTTACACGATTTTATGCCGGCCAGTCAAATTGCTTCTTCTCGAAGCAGTAGACTTCTTCAAGTTGATCTGCAACGCTCTCGATTATATTGTGGACGGATTCAAGAAACGGGAGTTCAATTGGATTGCGACAGCCGTTGCTCGCTGTAATGTAGGCCAGCCGGTATGCAAAATTTGATACGTCAAAATCCGCCTTAAAATTGTCGAGGTCGTTAACGTAATGGCGGGACCAGCCGTCATATCCACGTTGGATAAAATGGTTGAGTCGGCCTTGGTTCACTTCTTCCACGTGAAAAAGAATAGTTGTTCCGGTTCTAACGGAGTGACACAAAAATTTAGCGCATTTTTGGACGAGAGCAATAACAGAGATATTTAGTTCGAAATTGTTGGTGTGGATAACTCGGACTTTATCATAGCGGATGTGAGGAGTCGAAATTCTCGGCTGGGTTGATGGGATGATGATGTTGGGAATATTCGGGATCTGGATGCTGGTCATTCTGAGTTGTGAAAATATGTGTATAAAATAGCCTGAAAAATCATTTTTATTGTCCTTTTTACTTAATACTATGAAAATGCGATTCGATAATCCTCGAAATGGCATCCGAAGGCGCGTTTGGCATGTCCAATATCTTTAACGCCGAAAAGCGCAAGTAGAGTTCGTTGTATTCAAACGTGCCCTTGTGAAGATTGGTATGGAAAGTTTCGCCAAGAATTTCAGGTGGATTGGAAGGATCCGACGAATGCCCTGAATACATAAACTGGAAGAATTTACCGTTCAGGTCGTCATAGTAAATAAAGTGTTCGTAGCCATCTGACAAATTATACTTATGAAACATCTTGGCAGTTTGAATATAAATCAAACAAAGATATGAAATAATCAATTTTACAATTCCCACCACCCTATTATTTTATTATCGGTTCGCTTAAATGTTTGCCAGTAATCGTCGCCTTCCCATTCTTGCGGTGTTCCATTTTGAGAAGCGACATAAATGGTGTCGCCGCTAATCTTCGTAACGATTCCAACGTGGCCTGTAAACCGATCGTGAAAGAAAATAACATCGCCTTTTTTGGGATTAAGCTGGGTTTTACCGGACCGAAAAACGACCGGTATTTTATGATCGTTGCGGTACGACACGGGCGTGAGAAAAGGAATGTTCATCATAGAAAGCGCATTTTGTACGGATGGAAAGGTAAGATTTCTTGTAGCAATTAGGTACCGCCTTACGAATTCAACACACTCCCATTTTAGACCCGTGTAGCGTCCTCTGTAAAAATTAGGCAGTTCATCATTTTCACTAGAATTGTAATACGAAATAACACCTTCAGTCGTTTTACCGCATTTTTTAGGTTCGTGATCGCCTGTCACGGCCAATGCGACTGCTAAGAATACGCATAAGAATACGCATAAGAATACTAATAAGAATAGACTCATTTATTAGATATTATATTATCGTTAGGCGTAAGTGGCCAATCAAATTGCGTTGACGAACCGGCAATAGGTGTATATGGTTCAGAGTGCCCAAAAGGAGTCGATACATCGGATACTTCAATTCTTATAGAGATCGGCATTTTATTTTATAATTTTTAAATTTAAACAAAAAATATTATATAATAAAAGAAATGCTCTGTTCTGCCATTACCGCGTTAAAAACGTTTGTTATGGCAAATGCATTATTTCGTATGAGTGGAGAAACATACGTTACACCCAATAACCAGGTTGTTGGTGTGTCCCTTGGCCAATCGATTAATTACAATAATCATTTTGGAAATCATTCTGACGCGTTTCATGTTAAAATGATTACCGATAAGCGATATTTACCGTGTGTAATGAACAATAACATCTATGAAGCAGTTACTGTTTACAAGCACGGCAATGAGTATGTAATTTACGACCCGTCGTTTTCCAAACAAAGTTCCTTTTTTACGGAAACTCAGTTTAAGAAAATTACAAACGCGATAAATGCTCGTTCTAGTGTCATTCATTCGCGTCACAAGGTGCGTACCGTAACATCTCATGATTCATCGCGTGAAAAGAAGTCTCATGTACATACTCAACGAAATACTCGGAAAGCGAAAAAGACTTCGCGTGGAAAGAAGTCTCATCATTCAACCAAATCGGCTAAAACGACTAAGACTGCAATTGCGGTCAATCTGCATTCAACTGCTTCTAATTTAGATAAGTCATCTTCAGTTAATACAAAACCCACAAAGGCAGCATCAACTAGTTCTAACAAATCAAAAGTTCTCGTAGCCGGTAGTGTTCCGACATATTCTAGTGCAACCTCAAAACCCACAAATAACCATGTTGTACAAAAGAAGGCTCATTCTGAACTCAAAGCATCTAGACCAACGAAGAACAATTCTAGCAAGGCAAAGACTTCTAAGAGCGGCGCAAAGGCATCTGATGTAAAGAAGATCCACTCCAAGCGCCACGCAAAGGCATCTGCTGCAAAGAAAACTCAATCTAAGCGCCACGCAAAGGCATCTGCTGCAAAGAAAACTCAATCTAAGCGCCACGCAAAGGCATCTGCTGCAAAGAAGACCCACTCCAAGCGCCACGCAAAGGCATCTGCTGCAAAGAAGACCCACTCCAAGCGCCACGCAAAGGCATCTGCTGCAAAGAAGA